GCTGCCCGTGGGGATGCTGCCCCAAAAGAGCCTCTTCGAAACATTTCAGCAGACAACTCTGCTGGTAAAAAACGATCAAATTCTTTGTTCATTTCTCGTAATTTTTTAGTTTTCTTTTTATCAACTTCGCCGGTTTTTGCGTTGGTGACAAAGTATTGCACAGTCTTGTCCATTAAACTATTCCCATGTTAGAATACTTGATTTCTTGATTAAAACTGTATTTCCTGTAAACAGTTTTGTTTCCAATTTTCTCGCCAAACCGTTCCACGGAAAGAACGGCATAGCGCATTGCGCTCATCAGGTCATCTTTGAGCGCAACGACTTTTCCGTTTTTTCTATGATAGAGACGAAGCTCTTCAAGGGTTTGACCGCAAGACTCAAAAATTTGCAAGCGACCAGTTTCAAACCGTTGAAGCATTTCGCTAAGACCTGCTTCGACAGAATTATTACCATTTAGCTGTCCCTCCGTTGGTGGGTTGGTGAAGTGTTGTGCTAGCATAGAAACTCCCAAGTCTCTGTACTGTTGCGCTAGCTGTATTCCACTACCTTTGTCGTGTTGGAGTCCGTCATGAGGAAAAGCTACGGGTATTCCTGGTGTTCTACTGTTAAGAACCGCTGCATGTGTCAACGGTGTTTCTTTGCTTAGTCTGTGTTCGTCATAAACGTAAATAACATCGTTGTCTGGGTCCAAAGCTGCCCAACTAATTGCTGTGGGGTGGTCAAACCCAAAATCTATGGCAGCTACGGTAATAAAGTGTTCTGGTAAATCAAAGTCTTTGCAAATGATGTCTTCGTCACTGACAGGAAATATTAAACCTGATCCAAATACTGGTATGCCTTTGGAGCGCATATCCCGCTCTGCTGGGCTATAGACTGCTAATAGTTGTTCTTTCGTCTTGCTATCAAGGTGTTTTACATCGTCCCAGGTAGCTGTAACCATAGACTGACCGGGTTTTAGCTCGTTTAAGAAACTACTTACTACCTGAGTCATCCCTGATTCCGGTGTAAAAGTCATATAAACTATGCCATCTGTGTCGGCAGTTCTGGTTATACACTGGCTAAATATTTCTTGCTTAGGTTCCTCGTCTAGCCAAACTACGTCTACGGCCTCGCCCATAAATTTCTGAAAACCCTGCTCGTAAGCCTTAAAACTTATCTGAGAATTACCTCCTGAAGCGTGTTTTACTAGTGCTGCACTGTAAGCATTAGGTACGCCCGGTTTACGAATAGTGTCTACAATTTTGCTCTTTGGTATTGCCCCTGTGCCTAGTTTCGACGGGTCCTGGGGAGAGCCAAACAACTCCTTCTGAATAATGTCCCTGGTGGTGTCGTTGGATTCTCCTGCTGCCCAGACCCTTACAGGCTTTTTGAATCTTTTTCCCTTCCACCACTCCGGGTAGTCGCCCGTCATGTGGTAAGCTGTTTCTACGGCTCCGCAATAAGTTTTCCCTACCCGGTTAGCTGCCATTAAGATTCTCTGAGGACAGTCTTTGCCCTCAGAGTGAAAGTTTACCTGGTAGTCGTAAGGCTTGTATTGCTTGATCCGGTTATTTTCAAGCCTACGCTGCTTCTCTTCAAGAAGCTTTAGAGCTTCATTTTTGTTCATCTAGCTCTTCTAGTGATTTAACAACTTTTGACATTTTGTCCTGAAGAAAGTCCATCGATTTTTGAAGAGAATCTTTCTTGGCCTCAAGATGTCGTTTCTTCTGAAGCTTTAGCTCACTGTCGCTAATTACGAAAACAGGATAGGTAAAGCTGTGGGGAATATCGTAGTAGAACATATCAACTCCTTTTAGGCAGTTTAACAACGTTGCTCAGTTCAGCTAGCTTTGCGTCTAGCTCCTCATCACTTAGCTCTGAAACTTCTTTCAAGACAGTTTCTTGTTTGTGGACCGCATCATAGCCAGCCCTGCTAAGGATGTCTCTGGCAGCGTTTAGCCTAACGTTGTCGGAGTCACTTTGTAAAAGTTGCTCTAGTACGCCTAGCGCCATTGTAGCTGTTTCACCTACTTTCTGGCGGATACGTTCTTCAATGTGAGGCCATAAATAACGCTGCGTTCTGTTGGCTCTGTGTTTGAAAACCTTTTGAGATTTACCTTTGTAGCCAGCTTTGGCAAAAGCTTCCACCGCTGACAACTTATGGTCTACCAAACCAGTAATAAACTCTGCTTCCCGTTTTGTTAACGGTTTGTCTAATGTTTTAGGATTTCTGTAATCTTCAAACCTCAATAGAGCCTCCTATTTTGAAGCTTACCATAAGTATAACATAATGTGACAATGATGTCAATAGAGTTTTTCATTTTTCCTCCAGAATGGAGACAAAGAACTATCATAATGTTAACACACCGTGGGGGGGTCGCAATATTTTTGTTCACGTTATGTTCACCAGTGTTTCAGTTCTTGTTTTGTTCTTGTGTGCACAAGTGTTCCACAAATGTTCCACAATTGTTCCAACAGTGGAACAAAACGTGAACAAATGTGGGACAAGCTCACCTAGTGGAACAAAAGTGGAACAAAAGTGTTGCAAAAATGCGTGACAATTATGCAACACAATTGTCTAAGTGGCTGAAATACAACAGTGTTGCAAATGTGGGACAGTGTTGTGAAAATATCACAGTGTGAGAGAGTGTGCACAATGAATGATCAATTTGTTGTAATGCCTAAATATTAGGCAATTGACCAGGGAAGCGTTCCTAACATGTTCCTAGTCTGTTCTGGTTCCGTGCTGGGCCATATTTGACCACTGAGTGGCCTTCTTTGGTTCCTCTGGTGGGTAGGTACCCGGAAACAGAGATGCTCACTGGTGAGCCTTAAAACGGCTTACAGGGCATATGCCTTTTTGCATAGCGTTGCGGGCAAGCATTTGAGGCAAAAAAAGACCCGCCATAAGGCGGGCCAATTTTGATCGAAAGGTGAGGGGATATTTAATAGTCGTATAGCCTCTCACACTTGGCCTGTTGGCGTTCCATCTCTTTATCGTGAGCGGCTAGCTCTTCTATAAATTGGCGCAGCCCCTTTTTTACGTCTTCCGTGGCGAAATCAATGCCATCGGCTAAAAAACGCCAGCCATCAATATCATTGCCGCTTAATTCGCCGACCTTTATATCCCACCCGTGGTCAACGCGAAACAAGGCCTCGGGTTGGTTTTTAGCAACGAACCTACGTTCAATCTCATAATTGATCATAAAGCCTCTCCCTTTATCCTACTTTATGAACTAAGCCGTTCTTCATAGTTATTTTCGCGAAGAACTCCCGGCCAGGTAGGCCAGTGACGGCGGGACGGTGGGCAGCGGTGAAGGTACCGTCCGCCAAATACTCGGGACCAAAAAGGGACGTTTCACGGTAGCGCAACGGTTGGCCAATATTTTCTTTCAGTTCTTTTTTAGACTTGTATCCTGTTAGTAGCATCATGGGTAAACCCTTCCGATTAAGTTAATTTTCGACAATAATGTTTTAGGCTTTTTTCGCAGAGGTGTCAAATCTTTTCGGATAGGCAATATTGGAAACACTGGTGTCCCAACACGCCCGACACCTGCCACAAGTATATTCGCCGGTCTTTTGTTTGTTCAGGTCGGCGGGGCAACGGTGTCCTACATGACCTGCTGATTGTTCGGTAAAGGTAGTCGAAGTGAGAACGCCTGCCGGTGTTTTGATCGGCCTGGAATTATCTTTTGGCGTAGAAAAACGCAGCGCAACATTCTTCGGAACACTTCTGTTTTTCAGCACATTGCGCCATATCGAATATTCCTTGCTAGGTAGCCAATGTTGGCACCATGGCGTGGCCTCGATCACGTCCAAGATATCATTGGCCATTTGTTCCGATTGCACGTCACCACTATCGAACCAACGGAAGCGATCCTCCGTGCCTAACATGGCTACCATCCTGGGAACAAAATCCACCGATTGCATAAAACGTAGACGTTCCTCCATAGCTTTTTTGACGCTGGGCATATGATAAAATCCTCGGCGGGCGTAACACTTATGGCAAACGGTGCCTTTAACGTTAGCAAGCTTCGAACCATTATTGCACAAAAAAGCTGACAAGCTTATCGATTTACTGGGCATCTTGCTAGTCTGACTAAGAGTAACCATTACAGAACCTTTCGTTTTAAAATTAAGATATGTACATCATACATAAAAAAGAACAAAGCACCATTGCAAACATTGCATAACAGAGTTGCGCTATTTACATGCACTTTTTACTTGACGAGAACAAAGCGTGAACACTGATCCACTTTTGTTCTTCAATTGTTCACAAAATGTCTTCGCCGCTGAATAGCCTTCTTTGATGCCCCTGGTAGGCAGGTTCCAGAAAACCGAGTCCGCCACCAGTGGTCCATTTTGAGCCTTACAGCGTGTCAAGTAAAAAACGCAAACAAGATGCGCAAAGATTGCATAGCAGATATGCACAAATAACAATGGACAACGTTGGACCATTTTTGTAGGATAAGGCTCCACTAAACAAGCGAGGTAATTATGAAAGCAGCAAGCTTAAACGACGGAACCCAGGGAAAAAGGTATCCATGGGGACTAATGAGAACCCGCACCACCAAGCGCCGTTATGGTGTCACAAACGGCCCAGTGATGTTGGGCATACACATTCGATACAGGTCTTTCTACATACAGCGCCCATTTTTGGGCAAGCGGCGTCTACATAGCTTCGCCGGATAATAAGGAAGAGGATTGTTAATGGACTATTCATGTATTGACATCATCGCCTTGTCTATGGCACTTGGTTGTGTTATCTTTGCCGTGGAGGTTTTGCTATGAACTATTACGTTTACTGTGTCGATAACAAAAAATATTACGTTTACTGTGTCGATCAAAAAACATTTGACACTTTCCACATAGGTGATATATTCAACAATCAAGAGGTTGTCGAAGGAACCTATGTTGATGACGACGATGCCTTTTTGTTAATTACTAGATCGGAGAAAAACGATGAAAAAGCCTAACCATTTACCAGAAGAAACGATCCAAATGCTGCACCATCTTGTCCAGAATGGGCTAGATGAAAGATACGTTGAGAAACTGCTGGAACTATGTTCGCACAATTGTAGCATGGGTAACTTTCCAACAGATGACCCTACAAGCTGGATCGCTGAGATGATCATGGAGAACATGGACTTTTTTATGCTTAACGTACCAGAATACTATAATTAGGTGTTGACAAAAAGAATTTTTGTGCTACCCTATAACATAATGTTAACATAATGGATATCCATTATGTTAACATTTATG